TGGCTCGAGTGATCAATGCCGTCGATCGAACCACTCGCAGAAACCTGTCTCGATTTGGAGCGTTTGTTCGAAAACGAGCCCGATCCAGTATCCGAACCCGCAAACGGATTTCCGAACCCGGCCAGCCACCCACCAACCGTACCGGTCTGCTGAAACGCAACATCTTCTTCGTCTACGAACCAACCCGTCGCAGTGTTGTGATTGGTCCCGTGCTCCTGAACACAAGCTCCGGGGCTCCGGAACTGCTGGAACATGGCGGCACTGTGATCCGGCAAGTACGAGGCCGGAGCGTCCGCATGACGTATCGGCCGCGACCCTACATGGGTCCGGCATTTGAAGAAGAACAGAACCAGCTGGAAAAACTCTGGCGGAACTCAGTGAGGTGAACGGTGGCTTCGATGGCGTCAACAGAAACCCACGGCAATGGAAATGGCTATGTCGTCATTCCGCGATGGTTCGTGTCGTTCCTGAGCTTCCTGGTTTCGGTCGTCTTTGTCGGTGCCGTGCTCTGGGCGTGGTCCATCTCGAATGATGTGAGTGCGATCAAAGCAGAAGTGAAAGCCACCAATGATATTCGGGCCAGCGAACTGGAAGACGTGCGACGGCGACTGGATCGGCATGACGTGCTCTTTGATCGACTGTTCGAAAGGATCCAGCCCAAATGAGTGATTTCGAACCACTCGATATTGCCGCCTGTTACGGGACGGATCCGACATCGCGGGCCATCTCGTGGCTGACGGTCTCACCGTTTGCACCACGACGGCTGCGTCGGGGTCCTTCCCACGTGGCGGTGATCACCAACTTCCATGAAGTCCCCGTCTGGATTGAGTCCACAACCTTGTGTCGGCACACATGTCTCGTGCATGGAGAACGCATCGCCGGCTGCCAGGTTCACGAGCCGGAACTACGAATCAACGACTATCTCGCAAGCGGAGGTCACGTCGATCTGTATCGTCTGTCGCCCGTCGACCGCCTTTCCAGCATTGAATCGCTGTTGCTGTCACGGATTCTGATCCGGCATTTTGTCGGTCGGAACGTGACTTATGACATCGGCGGTGCGCTGCTCTCGGGAACCCGGCTGTTCAAACACACGCGGCTGCTGCCGAGTGCAGATCTCAATCAACTGTTTTGTTCCGAGCTGGCGGCCAAGGTGCTGATGCGGCTCGGCCGCCTGAACCGCGACAACCCGACCAAATACAACCCGGGAACTCTGCTCCGGCAGCTTGTACGCGAAGGCACGATGCAGTTTGAACGTTCGTTTTCGAGTGAGGAACAGCGATGAGACAGATACTTTGGTGGTGCGCCGCACTGTTGCTGTTCCGAAGTACTGCAATTGCGGATGTCAGTGATGGCATCGTCATAGTCGATGGCTGCAGCGGTGTCTGTGTGGATCCTTCCGGGATCGTGCTGACAGCCAAACACTGCGACTTGCCAACCGAGGTCACCATTCGGTTCAAGCAGCGAGCCGTACACGCAGTCCGTGTCTATGAGAGCAACGATACCGAAGGCCCGGTGGCCTATGACTGTGACGGTGAGGGCTATCCAGCGTTGCCCGTTGCAGCCACGGCACCGGTGATCGGTGAGAAGCTCTGGTCGTTCGGGTATCCGTCGCTCAACGGCCATCGCGAACTGCAACGTAACTGTGGGCCGCTACTGCGGTGGGGCACGTTCAAGTATGCCGGCGGTGAATTCAATGGCAATGTGCTCGGGTTTGCCTGTGGCGGTGGCTGGAGTGGCGGACCGCTGCTGAATGCAAAGGGCGAAGTCTGTGGTCTGCTCAACAGCAGTGATGATCGCACCAGCGTGTTCATTTCCTCGGCCGCTGTGCGACAGGCGTGTGCGGCGGCACGGCAGAAGTTGGAAAAGCCTGCTGCGCAATCACAGCCGCAATTACCCGAACTGCTGGTCTTTGGAACGCCAACCTGCAGCCCGTGTCTGCAATTCAAAGCCGATCTGAATTCCAACCGCAGCTTTGCCTCGCTGCTGCGTTCGACATACGAACTCGTCTGGGTCGATATCAATCAACGCCCGGAAATGGCGACGAAATATGGGATTGAACAGGTTCCGGTGTTCATCAGCGAACGGGGAATTCGGATCGTCGGCTACACCGACCCTGAACAACTGCTGATCAATCTGGGTCTGAAACCCAAGCCGGATCCGGCACCGCCGCCCGTCACGGAACCAGTCCCCGAGACTGGTGAACCGTCATCGCCGCCACTCACCGAACCAATCTCACCTTTCACACCTCCATCGGATCCCATCGATCGACTCACCTCGCTGACGCAGCATGCGATCTCTATCGCAGCTTGGCTGGGTGTCACAGGAATCTCCGGCGGAACTGCCGGTGCTGTACTCGGAGGTCTCGCACTCTGGCGCACACTTCGACGACGCCGACAGCCAACTGCACCCATCACACCCCATCCAACCAGCTCGCCTCCAACTGTCACGCTCGACTCAGCACCGCTGCCACAAGCCATCGTCCCGGAAACACGCTTTGCCGCTTATGAGCGGGATTCCCATGCCGAAGCCTTCGCATGGGCTGCCGCCGAGATGGCTCGCAAATATCCGGGAGCGGTTGGCACGCTCGAATCACTTCAGGGACTGATGAATCAATACCTCGCCGCGCGTGGCATCAAACGAACGAACAAAACTTAGGTCTGTGATTCCCCTTCTTCCGTCCTGAACAGGATTCATTCTCATGGCAGGTACTGATGCATTTCTCTGGTACAACGTCGGTGACTGGGGCCGTTATGGTCTCGCAATCCCGAACTTCTCCAACGACACGCGTTCTCAGAACGACACGATCCGCTATCTCAACGATGTGATGGGCCGCAATCTGCAGGCCATCCTCTGGCATCCGGACGCTCGACTGCGAACCCCGCCATCGATCAACACGCTCACCCGCATTCACAAGCTCTGCACCCGAGCCCGATCGATCCTCGCCAGCCGAGCGGTTCCAGCAGCGACTCCGAACATGGAGACCGCTCACGCACTGCCGTCTCCGGAAGAGTTTCTGGTCTATCCGACCCCGTACTTCCGAGTCCGCAATCAGTGGCTGAAACAGTACGCCGGTCTGATCCTGCTGTCGCTGACCGAAGCGATGCAGCATCAGGAAAACGCAAGACCGATCGAAATCAGTCAGTCCTTCTCGGGCCTGATTGGTCAGTACATCCACCGGGTCTACCGACTGATGGCGACCGAACTGTTCCGAGTACCCACCGAGGATGCCGCCAAACCTGACTTCACTCTGACGGACGAACAACTGGCCAGTTACAACCCTTCGGCCTGGTTCACCAGCACGGAAATGCTGGACACGGTGCCGTCGATTGAAGACTGGCTGACCGAAGATGACCTGCAGGTGCTGACGGACGGGATTCCCATCAGTCAGTTGCCGTTACTCGGACGCTGGCCGAACGGACCTATGACCGGAAGCACGAGTGCCACCGGATCTCCGGCGGCCCGTGAGTCCTTTGCCCCAGCCCCAGGTGTGTGACGGAGGGAGAGTCGCATGTACGAATATCGCGCAAGGATTGTTCGCGTGATCGACGGCGACACTGTGGAAGCCGAGATCGACCTCGGCTTCCACATCTCCTCCCGCATGATGCTCCGGCTGTTTGGGATCAACACTCCGGAAATCAAGGGAGCCACTCGCCCTGCTGGGCTTTCCGCTCGGGACTTCCTGCAACACCTGATCGAGACACACACCGACACCACCAGCCAACTCACGATCCGTACGCAAAAGGATGCGACCGAAAAGTACGGCCGCTGCCTCGCCACGCTGGTGGCGGGCGACGTGAATTTGAATGAAGCCATGATCGCGGCCGGTCATGCCGTCGTGGCGATGTATCAATAAGAGGAGTGGACTCACATGGGTGTCAAACTGGGACTGCACGCCAAGCTGTATCGCAACACCGGCAGTGGTGGCACACCGGCATGGAACGAAATCACGAACGTCCGCGATGTCACGCTGAACCTGGAAACGGGCGAAGCGGATGTCTCCACTCGTGGCAACGGCGGATGGCGAGCCAATATCGGCACGCTGAAAGGAGCCACCCTGGAATTCGAAATGATGTGGGACACCGCGGATGACGACTTCACAGCCATCCGCGAGGCGTTCCTGAACAACACTCCGATTGAATTCGCGGTACTCGACGGCGGCAGTTCAACGCCGGGCTCTCAGGGACTGCGAGCCACCATGGCCATCATCAACTTCACGCGGTCGGAACCACTCGAAGAGGCCATCAAGGTCAGCGTCACTGCCAAGCCGACCTATTCCACGACCGCGCCCAGCTGGATGACGGTCGCTTGATTTCCATTCTCTTGGGATTCTGAGGATTTTTTCCATGCACACGTTCTCTGATACGCAGGGCCGCCCATGGACGATCACGCTCAACGTGGATGCCATTCGTCGCGTGCGTTCTGTTCTCAATATCAATCTCCTCGAAGCCATCGAGGGCAAACTGCTGGAGCGATTGATCACCGACCCGGTCCTGCTTTGCGACATTCTGTTCGTCGTGATCCAGCCGGAGGCCATTTCCAAAGGGATCAGCGACGAAGACTTCGGGCGATCACTGGGCGGCGATGTGCTCGACGTCGCCACCACCGCACTACTGGAGGAACTCGTCGATTTTTTCCCAAGCGCGAAGCGAACCGTCTTCCGCAAAGCGCTGACGAAACTGAAGCAACTGGAAACTCTGGCGATCGAGACGGCGACGCAGCGACTGGAGAGCCCCGAACTCGAGCAGCGGATGAAATCCGCCCTCGCGTCGACGTCTGGCAGCTGATCTGGCAACTGGCCGGAATCGCTGGCGTCTATCCCGGGCCGCTGACACTGCGAGAACTGGTCTGGCTGGCCGAGGCCCGGCAACGAGACCAGTGGAACCATACGGCCTCCGTCATGGCCCTGATTGCCAATGTGAACCGGGATCCGAAAAAGGGTCGACCCGCCAAACCTGATGATTTTCATCCACTTCGCAAACACACAACGCGAACCGACCCCGCCGAACGCCAACCACCCATCGCCGACATTTCGATTCTCAAGGCGGTCTTCGTGGACCGCAGTCTTCCAGTGGGATAATGATGCATGGCGGGCAACGCACAGGCAATTCGCGCAGGACGAGCGTTCGTCGAACTGTTCGCTGACGACACGAAGCTCGTGCGCGGACTGCGTGCGGCCGAACGAAAACTGCAGGCGTTTGGTGCCAGCGTGCAGACGATTGGCAAGTCGATGTTCGGGCTGGGTTCCGCCGTCGTCGCGCCGATCCTTGGTGCCGTTGCCGCCTTCAACGATGCCGGCAGCCAGTTGGATGACATGAGTCAGCGCACGGGTGTTTCCGTCGAAGCGTTATCGGAACTGGGATACGCCGCGCAGTTATCCGGATCGAATCTGGAGACGCTCGAAGGCGGCGTCCGCAAGATGCAGAAGTTTCTGGCATCAGCGGCCGAAGGTTCTGAGGGAGCGACGGATTCCCTGGCGGCACTGGGACTGACCATTGCGGATCTACAGGGACTCAGTCCGGATCAGCAGTTTGAACGACTGGCTGATCGGATTTCGAAGATCACAGATCCAGCCCTGAGAACTGCCGCCGCCATGGAGGTCTTCGGCAAGACCGGTACCGAACTGCTGCCCATGATGCAGAACGGCGCTGCCGGGATTCAGGCGTTCCGCAAAGAAGCTCAGGACTTGGGCATCGTGATGAGTACTGAAGACGCCCAGTCTGCTGCCGCCTTTGGTGATGCCCTCGATCAGCTGTGGGCCGTGCTGAAGTCCGGCGTCTACGCCATCGGAGGCGCACTCGCTCCCCTACTCACAGAACTGGTGCAATCGACGACGCACATCATTACGACCGTTGTGAAGTGGATCCGCGAGAACAAAGCCCTGATCGTCACGGTCTTCAAGATTGCAGCAGGCGTTGCTGCTGCGGGAGCGGCGTTGTTTGCTCTGGGGGCCCTGATCTCGGGCGTCGGCGCTGCCTTTGGCGTTGTGGCGACCGTGATCACAGGCATCGGAGCGGTTCTGGCCACGTTGGGAACGATTGCCGCAGCGCTCTTGTCGCCGATCGGCCTGGTCACCGCAGCTGTGGTCGGACTGGGGGCCTATCTGCTCTATGTCTCTGACGCGGGATCCGCAGCACTCACATGGCTCGCCGAAACATTTCAGTCGCTGAAGGACGAAGCGCTGGCGGCCTGGAAAGGCATCGGCGATGCACTGGCTGCCGGAGATCTGGCACTGGCCGCGAAAATTCTCTGGTTGACGCTGAAAATGGAATGGCAGAAAGGCGTTGCTTTTCTGGAAGAACACTGGATCCGCTTCAAAGAGTTCTTTGTCAGTCTGGCGGCAGACGCGTTCTATGGCACGGTTTCTCTGATGGTGGATGCGTGGGCCGGGATGCAGGTGGCGTGGGTCGAAACCACGGCGTTCATGTCCGATGCCTGGACGATCTTCACAGGCAGTCTGACCAAAGGCTGGAGCACGGCTCAGAACTTCATCAGCAAGGGCGTGCTCAAGCTGATGCAGTTGTTCGACAGCGAACTCGATGTCGAAGGTGCGTCGCAAATCCTCGACGAAGAACTGCAGAAGCGAAACGCCGCAGTTGATCAGCAGATGAATGACCAGATGGGAGCCAGCGACCAGCAGCGACAGAAACGTCGATCTCAGATCGAAACGGAACGTCAGGGTGCTCAGGCTGAGGTGAGCAAGGCAGCCGACGCCGAGCGGCAAGCTCGCAATCAACAGAACGCCGACGATCTGCAGGCTTCGACTGACGCCTTGTCAGAAGCCCGCCGCGAATGGGAAGTCGCGATCGCGGAAGCCGCCGCGAAACAGTCCGACACCGCTGCTCCCGAGGTCCCCGATCGACTTCGCAAAGCGCAGGACAATCTGGCCGGCATGGAAGACAGCCTCGTCCAGGTCCGGGAGCAGCGACTGAGCACGACCGGTACCTTCAACGCGGCCGCCGTTCGAGGTCTCGGTGGCGGATCTGCCGAAGAACGCACCGCCCGAGCCACTGAATCCACCGCCCAGTCCATCAAGAAAATCGAGGAACGCTCCCGCCTCGGCCAACCCACGTTTGGCTAAATCTCCCTTGTTCTGTCTGTGCTTTCTGAAAACTGAAAACTGCCAACGGAAAACTCCTCCCAATGCCCGTCACTGTTCTGGAAAAATGGGACTCACGCGATACCACACTGGCGGAATCCAGTGCGGTCGAGCTCCGTTTTCTGGTGGCTGGCACGGACAATGATGCGGAAGTCGCGTCGCAGGTCCTGCTTGACAGTCCGGCCTTCTACAACGGACTGCCACGGGAAAGCGTCACGTTTGCGAGGATCGGCGAGAAAGAATGGGAAGCCACGGTCCGGTACGCGACTCAGCCAGCCACCGATACCGAACCGTCGTTCACGTTTGAGACCGGCGGCGGCACGGCTCATATCACGCAGGCCCTTGGTACGACGGGCGTGTACGTCGCACCCGGGCAGACGGCCCCGGACTTCAAAAACGCCATCGGTGTCTCCCGTGATTCCGTTGACGGCGTGGACATCGTGGTCCCCACCTACAAATGGACCGAGACTTTTCGGCTGCCGGCAACCATCGTCACGGGTGCCTACAAGGCGTCACTGTTTGGTCTGACCGGTCGAACCAACAACCTTGTGTTCCGGGGATTTCAGGCAGAGGAGGTGCTGTTCGAGGGCGCTCGCGGCAGTCGTCGCGGTGCTGGGGACTGGGAAATCAGCTTTGCGTTTGCCGCTTCGCCCAACGTCACCGGCATGACAGTCGGCAGCATCACGGGGATCAACAAGAAGGGCTGGGATTATCTTTGGTGCCGTTACGCTGACTTTGAAGACGAAGCCGCTCAGATGCTGGTGAAGCGACCTGTCGCGGTCATCGTGAATCGTGTCTATCCGTCCGGCAACTTTTCACTGCTGGGGATCGGATCATGACAGGCGGCGATCCCTTCCGACGCGTGCAGCCTGGCCAGCCGCTGCAGATTCCAGCCGCTGCCTACAACGCCTTCCTCGACGCGTCTGCCGCGTATCAGAGGAACCAGCAGACTGGTGTGCGCTCAGGATCCGCTGAGTTGCGTTCCTCGACGCTGATTCGAGTTCGAAACACCAGTGGCCGCGACCTGAAGCAGTTTGAAGTGCTCGGTATCGAAGCCCCCATCTTCGATCCGCAGGAATCTCTGGATGCGTTCCGCCGGGAAGTCACTTTCCGTGGAGTCGTTCCGGATGAACAGGAACACTCCGGCCGCTTTGTCGTGCTGCAGGAACCGATCCGCAACGAAGGAGTTGGCCTTGCCGTCGCCGTGGGACTCACGATCGCTCGGTTGCATGATCCCGCCGAGGGACCAGAAGGTTTCTATGCGGATGTTCGACAGGACATCGTGACGAGTGTTCGTCGCCGTACGAAAACCATCGCTCCGATTGTCTGGGCCGACGATGTGCTGGGCGAGAACGACCTGCGGTGGGTCGTCATTCATCTGAATCCGCAGCCCGTGCGGCCGACCACAACCACTACCACCTGCAGTCCGTCGACAGGCCATTGCCTCTACGAAGCGACGTTTGATGTCGCTGATCCCGAAGTGACTCACTGGGTTCTGGCACTCGACGAGAACCGAGAACCCGCCGATCGCTGCGCCCAGAACTATTCCTGCCAGCCACCAACACCAGATCCAACTCCTGAGCAGGCGGAAGCCAGCGAACAACGACGAACTTGCTGTGCCGGATCGACCACCTCCACCACAACCACGCCGGCCCCGTGCTCGGGATCCTGTGTCTGGACATGGAACATGTCCTCGAAAACGTGGACGGTGCAATCGACCGACTGCCATTCCCAATGTGCCTGTGATGTTCCCAGCTTCTGCGGACAATCGGCCGGGGAAACGACGCGAACAGACTGCATTTCCGGAG